AGCAGAATATTGAAATAGTGAGCCATCTGTTTTCCGCCAGATAGCTCAACATGTATATGGGTAAAGAGTGCAACCTCGCTACTTGAAAAGCTTAGCATAAGCATGGGTATAAAAAAAGCCGGATTCCTCCGACCTTAATTAATAATTCTGACACAATTATTATATCATAAATGGAGGAATCAATGGATGGTACTTTTCGATGTAAAGAAGTATGAGACACCAGAGGCAAAAGATGTGGATATGGATCGCACAAAACATAATGTTGGTGTTTTTCTTTCAGCATATCTGTCAGCTAGATGTAGGATAGGTCAACCTCGAGAACCAAAAGTGACAGCATCTTATTCCTTGGTTCCACCTTCTACAGCTGATCATATATTTGAAGCAGAAAGAATGCTGATCGATAAAGAAGAAGCACAAGAAGAATTTGAGTATCTGCATAAATTGTTTGTTCGAGGCTATTCAGCGATACAGCATCCGCATAAGCCTGATGTGACTGAAAGGCGCAAGAAGATATTCTATGATCGTTATATCAATGGTCTGCCCATTTATGTAACTGCTCAAAGAAATAACACGAGTGAAGAATCTGTCAAGCTAGAATCAAACAAGATTATCATTCAATTTGCTTCATCGTTAGAACTGGTTGCTTTCAAGTAGCCAGTTTTTACATTTTTTATACCCTTTTATTACCCATTTGGTTTCCATTTTATACCTTTTTTATACCAATCACTTACCTATTCAATGTTGTATTATGATAGTGTCGAAAGATTAGGAAATAGGATCGACAAAATAAAATGTAAGGGAGGAAATCTCCCTCATCGTTTAATTAAGCTTCGATAGACAGCAGCGGAAATATAAAGAATAAGGATGTGAATTTCAACTCCTTCTAAATTATTCTTATTATCTATCATCCGTTGCTGTCTATTAATTTATGTGTTGGAGGGTATATAAAATGAAGATTGCTTCCGAAAAAATTGATCAACTAACTATTTTAGTAAACCAAAGAATCGAAGATATTATCAAAGAATTCGAAGGTGAAAAGATTAAGAACATAAAGCTTACTTTAATGGATCATAAGTTCGAATTAAATTCGACAAAAAGGAAGATCGTTGAGCTTATAGAAGAAGAAATAGATCTCCAGATCAATGAGCAACAATTAGCTAATTAATTTATGCATTGGAGGGAAAAGAAATGGATAAAGAAAGTACACGCGAACATTATCTGAGCAAATTCAAACGTAACAATAAACCAGAAGAAGTTTTTGGATCAAGCGTTAAAGAGGTTGGAGAAAAACTAACTAAATTATTAAAAGAAGAAGACTTAACATATGACGAAGCATACGCAAGTCTTCAGTACTGTTACAATCTATTAAAGTATGAGTCTAATTTTCTGAAACTTCAATAGTAAATAATTCGTAATTGGATTCTGGCAACAAACAAAAATTGAATTTTTTTCCATCGATATATTCCGTATTATAAGCCAATGTAGAAAATTCTCTATAGTCTTCTATCTGCAGATTGCCTATAAAAGCTTTAACTTTTTCTAATAATAGTTGGGGATGATCCAAAAGTTTTACTGATTGTCTAGGATATGAAAAACTATCATTCCATGTCTTAGCAGCTTTTGCCCAAAGGAATCCTTTTTCTGCACCACTTGCTATGGATATCTTTGGGTTTGAAAAGTCAAAATCTTCATCCAAACTTTCTTGAATCACAGACCAACCTGTTTCAGAGAGTTTTAAAAAATCTGCACTGAAAATTTTGCAACCATTCTTAACATACAGTTTAACAGTATAATTATCAGGGTCTAAACAATTTAAAATAAAATACGCAGCTTGAACCTCGCTTAAGTTCATATTTTTCACCACCGTTAATATTATTTCAGCGGACCACTCGCTGATAAATAAAATTATACGCTTAGTATTTATTTTCACAATATCTGTGGTAAGATTTTACTGAGGTGATATTAATGGATATGGAAGAACAAGTAAAGTTATGGGGATTACCGAAAGCACTTAAAAATAAAGATATTAAATACAAGTTTGAATCTAAATTGACTACTGATGATGGAGTTAAATTTTCTTTACTTGATGGGAAAGAAGAAGTATTTATCATGAGTTTTTACTCAGGGAAAAATTATCTGAAATTACGCCGTAATAGTAGTCCTTATCTAGTGTTGAAATTTATTTGTGTTCCAAATACTAATTGTAGACATAGAGGTATATCAACATTCTTTTTAAAGAAATTTTTACAGTTTGCTAAGGATAAAGAATATAGAGAAATACATTTAGCAGTGTCTCCAGAGCAAACAGAAAAAGAAGGATACAGCTTAGAAAATGGCATGAATAAAGAAGAATTGCAGAAGTATTACAAAAATTTTTTAGGAAGTGATCCTGATATAAAGCTAATATTTAAATGAATTTAATAGTTAAAAGACCACTCAAAGAGTGATCTTTTTATTTTAGGAGGAATTATGAAGTTACTATCCATTATCACCTTACCAGCAATTCTAATTGGATTTGCCCATGCCTCTGTGCATGTTTCGCCACACGTTTCATCTCATGTTTCTACTCACAGTGCGCCACATGTTAGTTCTCACTCATCATCGCATACTTCTGGTAAAAGCAGCAGTACGTCGAAAGGTAGTGGAGCTAAGTCGACTAGTCCAAAAACAAGTAAACCTAGCAGCAAAAGTTCTAGTGTAAAGAGCAGTTCAAGTAGCTCACATTTATTTTGGCATCCTTGGTGGAGCATAAGAAACAGCAAAGAGAATAATGATGTGAGTCATATAAAGAAAGAAATCAAAGAATTAAACAAATCAGATCAGAAAAAAATTAAAAAATACGTTGATGAATTAGTTAAGTAAAGATCATTCATGTTTTATGGATGGTCTTTTTATTTTGCAAAAAGGAGGTAACAACAATGTATAGACCACAATACTTAGAACAGAAGCATGAAGTAATCACTGTGCAAAATGGTAACGGTGAGATAGTACGAAAGTATAGAAGACCAATAAAGAGCGATACATATAAACGAAAGGAAAGCAATGAAGTTATTCCATTGTATGGCAAAAGAATAGCTAAGTATTAAATAAGATTGCGAAAGGAGACGGAACATGACCGAGGAATTCTATAGATGGCTATTACAGTTGATAAGAGAAGATCGTTTGGTTAAGTTCTATCAGTCTCCTAAATGGCGCAGGCTTAGAGAGAAAGCGATGAAACGAGATCACTATGAATGCCAAGAGTGTAGAAGACTAGGTAAGTATCATAGAGTAGAGAACGTTCATCATATAAAGGAAGTCAAAGATAGACCTGACTTAGCTTTAGATTTAGATAATCTTATTTGTTTATGTGTTGAACATCATAATGAAGTTCATGGCAGATATCTTACAGCATTGGATAAACAAGAGAAGAAGATAGAAAGCTTTGCTAACTTCGATGCAAGTGAAAGGTGGTAAGTGCATGATCATCAATGACAATGGCAGAGAGTATGATACAGAGAAGATTGAAGAGTATTCATCTTATACACAAGGATTAATTAAACGTTTGATATACGTTCGCTATGTAGGTATCAGGGATCTGTTATCAGATAACTGTTGTAGTAAATACAAAGTGAATCAAGTAAGAGAAGCGTTGAATAAAGATAATAACGTTGAAAGAATAAAAAATGTTTTCGGATATAGCATTGAAGAGATTAATTATTACATTGACTTCGCTGAAGCTTTCATTCCGATGGTGAGATAACCCCCCCTTAAAATAAATCGCAAATTTTTTGGGGGTGATGAAACGGAGGGGGCTGTCAGGAAAAGAGATTTTTTCGAACTTTATCATGAAAGGAGGGCTAAAATGTTTAAAAACGAATTGTCTCAAAATCGCTACAGAGAAAAATTACGCCGCTCTTTAATAAGCCAATTGGAAAGTCAGAAAACAAATATTGAGCCATTCTTAGATAATGTTGATCGTTATATCAGTTTATGGGAAACGGCGATATCACTGGAAGAAGATATATCCGAGAACGGTATTAGATTGGAGAATGGTAAAAAGAATGAATCAGTAGCGTTGCTTGTTTCTGTCAACAAACAAATGGGATTGATGTTGGATAAACTTGCCATTACTCCTGAATTGGTAGGTGAAGCAAATGAATCAATTCCTGAGTTATAAGCATATTGAAAATTGGTTCAAAGCTATAGAAGAAGGCACTATCAAGGTATGCAAAGAGCAATTATTGCTAAAAAATTATCTAGAAGAAAGAGTCTTTACTAGAGAAGATATTTACTTCGATAAGCAGATGGTAGAGGATTCAATCAATATACCAGCACAATACTTTCCATTTGCATTAATTCCGTGGGAAAAATTTCTACAATGTTTTATTTATGGAGTCCGATGGAAAAAAGATAAAACGCTAGTGTTCAATAGATATTTAACTCTGATGGGTCGAGGAAATGGCAAAACGGGTTATGCATCATGGAACAACTTCTTTCTACTAACCGCTAAACACGGTATTAAAAATTATAATATTGACATTTTTGCGAATAATGAAGATCAAGCCAAGACTAGCTTTGAAGACGTCTATCAAGTGATTAAAGCTCATCCTGATTTAGATAAAAAAGTATTTAAAGCAACCAAGGAAGTCATTAAAAATATTGCTACAAATAGCAAACTTCGTTATAACACGGCGAACGCTAGAACAAAAGATGGTAAACGACCAGGAGCAAACCGCTTTGATGAAATTCACGAAAATGAAGATTATTCAATGATGAATGTAGCTACTTCTGGTGGTGGTAAAATTCGAGATTATAGAGAATTTTATGATACAACTAATGGTCATGTTCGAGGTGGACCACTTGATGACATTATAGAAGAATCAAAAATGATTCTTTCTGGAGAACTTGGAATTGATAAGGATGGAGCAGAATTTTCTAGTTTGTTTCCATTTATTTGTCGCTTGGATAATGATAATGAAGTTGATGATCCTGACATGTGGGAAAAAGCTTGTCCAACTATTAATTACAATGCAGATCTAAAACGGAAAATGTTTCAAGAATACTCTCAAATGCAACGTAATGCTGGTTTAAGACTTACGTTCATGACGAAACGAATGAACAGACCAATGGAAGATACACGATTTGCTGTAGCTTCATATGATGATGTTCTTCATACGAAAGAAAAAGAATTCCCTGAAAAAATGGATGAACTGATAGGGACAGTCGATTTTGCTGATAGACGAGATTTTGCGAGCGTTGGTTTGTTAGGAAAATATGATAAAGATGTTTATTTTACACAACATACTTTTATCCACGAATCAGCTCTTCGATTACAAAACATAAAACGAGAGGTTATAGATATTTCTATAGATCAAGGCAAATCACAAATCGTTCATGGAAAAAATATAGAAGCAGATTATATCGTAGGTTGGTTTCTTGAAATGAGTAACAAATATTATATTAAAAAAATTGCTATGGATATGTACCGTGCAAAAATATTGAAGCCCGCTTTAGAAGAAGCAGGTTTTACTGTGGAAATTGTTCGAAGTGGATCTGTTACACATGGTATGTTAAAAGATCTAGTTGATGACCTTTTTATTAATCAACGTTTATATTTTGGCGATGATGCAATTATGCGTTGGTATTGCATGAATGTATATGAAGAGCATATTTCTAATGGAAATATACGCTATGAAAAAATAGAACCTGAAATTAGAAAAACAGATGGCTTTTTTTCATTCCTTCATGGTTTGAATTTTTTAGATGATATTTATGATTCTGCTCCTGTAACAGTCACAAATAGCTCAGTAGAAAATACAGGAACTGGATTTACTCCTCTAGTATTCTAACTTGAAAGGAGGTGAGAAAGTGGGGATTTTTCAAAAGGCGGTAGGATACTTCACAAAAAAAGCAACGGTTCCTTTAGAAGAATACTTTTGTAAATTGCAAGTTGATTTTGTGTATCGAAAATTTGCGATTGAAACTTGTATCGATTTGATTGCAAATGCGATGAGTAAAGCGGAATTCAAGTCATATGAAGATGGAAAAAATAAAAAGAATGATCTTTACTATAGGCTGAATGTAGCTCCTAATAAGAAAAATAATGCAACAGAATTTAGAAAAAAACTGATCAGGAGATTAATATTCTACAATGAAGTATTGATCGTTTCTCCGTCTGATAATTCTAGCGAAATATTTATTGCGGATAGTTGGGATGTCACAGAATATGCATTGAAAGATGATGTGTTTTCTCAAGTGCAAATTAACAATATAGTTCTTGATAGAGAATTTCTAGAAAGTGATGTTATCTATATAAAATACGCAGATCAACAAATTAGGCAACTAGTCGATGCGTATTATCAAGCGTATGGGAAACTCATTTCTAGTGCTATGAATGTTTACAAACGTTCTAACGCTCGCAGGTACGTCTTGAAAGGTGAGTTGTTCAGACCTCAAGACAACACTGCTCAGGGACAAATAAATGAAATGATGACGTCACAGTTCAAAGCTTTCATGGAAGCGGACAATGCTGGGGCGGTATTCCAGTTACAAAGCGGATATACACTTGAAGACTTTAGCGGAAACTTTCAAAGCAATTCAAGAGATATAAAAAACTTAATAGACGACATTTTTGAGATGACAGCAGCAGCGTTTCACGTTCCGAAAAACCTACTAAAGGGAGATATGAGTGGGTTATCGGATCAAGTGGACGCTTTTTTAATGTTCGAAATCATACCGATTGCTGAACTTATTCAGGATGCGTTTAACGCTAGTCTCTATGAAGCAGAAGAATACTTGTCAGGGAATTTTGTACGTGTTGATACAACTATGATCAAGATTACTAGCTTCAAAGATTTGGTTGACGCTATTGATGTAGGCATTAGAAATGGGGTATTTACAATCAACGAAGGAAGAGAACGCGTTGGAAATGATCGATCTGATAAGGCGATGGCAGATGAAATATTTATAACTAAAAACAACCAACAAGTATCGAAAGGAGGTGAGGCGAATGACGACAATGAAAACATTTCTAGCAGTAAAGAATGAAGGCACAGTACCGCAAATTTTTATTCAGGGATTTATTGGTTCTAGTTGGTTCTTTGAAGGGAATACTGACAAGGGAATCAAAAATATTTTGGATAGTCTAGGTGATCAAGAAGAAATTGAAGTAGTGATTAATTCAAACGGTGGAGACGTATTTCAAGGGATTGCTATTGGGAACTTACTTAAGTCAAATAAAGCAAAAGTTAACGTTGTGATTAACGGATTAGCCGCTAGTGCTGCTTCAATTATCGCAATGGCTGGCGATACTGTAAAAATTTACAACAATGCGCAATTGATGATTCACCGCGCTTCCACATATGGAGAAGGTAATGTTGATGACTTCCGCACGATTGCTGACCAACTGGAATCAATTGATAAATCGGTAAAGGCTTCATATAAAACACGATTCAATGGCACAGATGAAGCATTGCAAGAACTTCTTGAAAAAGAATCGTTTATGGATGCAGAAACAGCTTTGAGTTATGGATTGGTCGATGAAATTATCGATGCAGAAAACAGCATAGGTACTGAAGCTAAGAAAGAACAAAGCGTTGAAGAAATTTTGAATGACGTTGAAGAAAAAAGAGCAGAAAAAATTGCTGCATTTACAGCAGCATTAAATAAAACATTTGGACAAGGAGATGCAAAATAATGACAGTTAAAAATTTAAAAGGTGTAACAGCTGCAAGCGACCAATTGATGAAAGCTTTTAAAGATGGTAACGAAGAATCTTTTAGCGCAGCTATGGTAAGTTTATCTAAGGAAATTCAGGATAAAATTTTAGAAGAAGCAACAGCAAAAAATCAAGATCAATTAGTATTAATGAATCGTGGTCAGCGTGTGTTAACTACGCAAGAAACAAAATTCTATAACGAAGTGGTGAATAACGAAGGTTTTGCAGGGGTTGAAGAATTAGTACCAGCTACTGTATTTGAACGCGTATTTGAAGATCTAGAACAATCTCATCCACTATTGCAAAAAATTACTTTTGTTAACACAACTGGTGTAACAGAATGGATTGTGTCACGTGGAGTCAATCCAGCATGGTGGGGTAAACTGTGCGAAGCTGTTAAAAAAGTTTTAGATAATGGCTTTGACGTAATTAACATGAAGCAGTTCAAGCTATCAGGTTATATTCCTGTATGTAAGGCAATGCTTGACTTAGGTCCAGTATGGTTAGATCGTTATGTCCGTACTGTTTTAGTTGAATCGTTGAGAATTGCATTAGAACAAGCAATTGTTGATGGTACTGGTAAAGATATGCCAGTCGGAATGATGCGTGACATGAGCAAACAAACTAGCAGAGAATATGCTGAAAAAACAGCAGAACCTATTACAGCTTTAGATGCTGCAACTATGGGCGGTTTGATGGCACGACTATCAAAATTAAATATCGAAGGCGTAGATGATCCGATTTATCGTAATGTAAATCCTTCTGATGTGGTCCTAATTGTGAATCCAACAGATTACTGGTCTAAAGTTTTCCCAGCTAAGACTGTACTAACTGCTAATGGAGAATATGTACAAGTATTGCCAGTACCAGTTTCAGACTTGCAGTCAACTGCTGTGCCAGAAGGAAAAGCAGTTATTGGGGTAGCTTCAGATTACTTCATGGGTGTAGGATCTACGCTAAAAATTGAAGCTTCAGATGAATACCATTTTGTTGAAGACGAACGCATTTATCTAGCTAAACAATATGCAAATGGACAACCTAAACGTAACGATAGTTTCATTGTGTTGGATATTAGCGCTTTGGGAACTACTACTACTACAAAACCAACAACCACAACAACTACAACGAAAAAAGCGTAGGTGATCAGAATGAAGTATATTCTTTGTCAGCCGGCAATCAATCGGTTTAAATGGGAACTTGAAGTTTGTTTAACTAATCTGAAGAAACTAGGAATCAAAGATATCGTATTGCTTTTCAGCAGACACGATGATCAGATTCCTATTTTTTTTGAGAAGGAATATGGTGTTGAAGTTCATGTGTACGATGATCTGCGGGACGACAAAGAGTATATTCCTTCGATTAAACCATATTTATGGTGGAAATATTTAGAAGAAGATCATTCGCGTGAGGACGACCGATATTTCTATATCGATTCGGATGTCATTTTCAATAAAAGAATTAATTTGCGCAAATTGCCTTCTAAAGATGATGTTTGGTATTGTAGCGACTGCTGTAGTTATCTAAGTCTTGATTATATTAGAAGCTGTGAAAACGGAGAAAATATTCTAAAAGATATGGTAAACATTGTAAATGTTACAGTAGAATCTTTGGAAAGTATAAACACTAATTCAGGAGGCGCACAGTGGTTTATTAACCGTCCTAAAGCGAATTATTGGAAAAAGGTTTATCTTGATTCTAATCGGCTATATCGCTATCTTAGAGGACAAAAAACAAATATACAAATCTGGACAGCCGAGATGTGGGCACAGCTTTGGAACATGATGTATTTCAATATTGGTCCTAAAGTTCACGAGGAATTAGACTTTTGTTTTGCTACTGATCCAATAGAAAAAGTTAAAGAAGTAAAAATCTTGCACAATGCTGGAGTAACAACAGCTGACGAAGATTTATTTTTCAAAGGGAGATATGTGACTTCCACGCCTTTTGATGAAGATTTATCATTTGTAAACAAGAAAAAATGCTCTTACGCATATGTTAAAGCAATTAAGGCGGTGGTTAGATGACACCTGAACAAGTGACTGAAGAATTGCTAACAGCTGTGAAGGATAATATTTACGTCACCTGGAACGAAGAAGATGAATCAATTAAAAAGATGATAGCTAAAAATGCTGTTTATCTTCAAAACAAAGTGAGTACAACTCTTTCTTTTTCTCCTGAAAGCTTAGAATACGGATTGCTAATCGAAAGATGTAGATACGACTGGAATCGTGCTTTAGATGAGTTTGAACAAAATTTTGCTAGTGAGTTATTAGGTTTCATTCAACATTATGCGCTACAAGAATATATTGCAGGTGATGGGAATGGCGAATAATCGTAGACTCGAAGAAACGTTCAACGATGGTTGGTTAAAGATTTTAACGCAAACCACCAAAAGAAATGAACTAGGAAAAAAGATTGGTGTAGAAGATACAGAAATCACTTCTTTAAAATTTAGAAATCTTTCCATGAGAGATAGTGATATAACAGCTATGGATGCGATGGGATCGAAATTAACTAAGAAAGTGAAGACTCCATTTCATCCAATCGCCAAGAAATTTAATAAAGATCAATATTTTATCGTAATCGATAGTATGCGTTACAACGTTATCTATGCCGATTACGATAATTTTTATATCTATTTTTATCTTGAAAGTGTGGGTGAATATGGTGATTGATAATTCTAAAGAAAAAGAACGTTTAAATAAGCAAATTTCTGCTATCAAAACTTCCTTAGAAGAACATTTTGAGCTCAAACTCTTTCAAGACTCTGTTGGCGAGGATGAGCTTCCTGATGATTTTAATTACTTCATTCTCGAAACAGGAGAAATAGAAATGATCACTGAACCAAAATATAGCGTGGGTCAAAATCTATATCTAACTTTCTATTCAGAAAATAGAGAAGATTTAACAGGAGATTCACTAGATATTATTTCATTGATTCAAAATCGTTCGATTCGTTTTCAGAGAATGGATCCCAACCATTTAAAACTAGAAAATCAAGATCGCTATATCGATCAGTTGGTATTTACGTTTAGACGATTATTGAAGAGTGATTGTCATGGCTAAAAATAGTTGGGAGTTAAAAATAAATGGACATGATGAACTTCTTGTGCGGATGGAACGCTATTCAAGCGAGAGTGAACGACTGATCAATGAAGCGTTGAAATCGAAGGGTTCGGCTATTGCAGTGGATAGGATTACAGAAAAAATTCCTGTTTCTGAAGCAGATTTAAGAAGAGGACACCAACACGCAAAAAATAGTCGTCCACTTAAGACTCAATATATTAATTTGGGTTTCATCATTAGACCTACAAGAAAATTTGAGTATTTAAAATATCCTGATTTGGGGATAGGTACTTCTAAAAGAAATCAGCCAGACGAATTCATGAGAAGAGGATTAGGTCTTGCACTTGATCCAATTACAGAACTTCTGATTCGTCAATTCGATAAATTAAATAAATAGGAGGAACAACAATGGCTAAAACAACAACTGTAGTAACAACGTTCGATAACGTGAGTATCAAACGAATTGCTTTTAATTTTAAGAACGCAAAAAATGCAATCGCAACAGATTGTAACGGACAATTAGATGGCGAAACAGAAATGCAAACGGTGGTTAAAAAATGTGGAGCGACAGAAGTAAAATCAAAATCTAAACCAATCAATATGACGGTAACAATTACTGCACATGTACCAATGGAAGTTTATCGACGTTTCAATGGATTGAAACAAGATGAACGTATTAAACCAGGCATTTACTCTTATGGTCCTGATTCCGTAGGCGAAGATTTCTCACTTGCTGCAGAGATCGTGGATGACTTCGAAGAAAATAGCAAGTTAGTTGGTATGTTAGCATGCACTTCAAATACAGGATTAACATTCTCTATTGAAAATGGCGCGGATGAAGTAGCTGCGTTAGAACTAGAAACAAAAGTTATGCAAGATGAATTTGGTAAATTCTATCATGAAGCAATTGTTGCAGAACTTGAAGAAGACTTAACAGATCAATGGATGACAAATCTATCTGCTGATGTGATTAAAAAGAGTTCAACAACCACAACAACTACAACGAAAAAAGCGTAAATATAAAATGGAGGTAGCAAAATGAACGAAGATTACTCAAAAATTGAACTAAACGATGGAACAATTTTGAATTTAGAACCTAAACTGAATATCAAGAAATTATTGATGATCAATAGAGATTTTAACACAGACGAGTTTGCAAAAATGTCGATGGGAAAAGGCTCTATGGATATTACAGTTATTCAAGGTGCAAAAGCCGTATATGTAGCTTATCGTCAAGCGAACATGGTCGATTACATTTCATTCGATGAATTTATCGATAAATGGGATTTTGATATGGAGGTTGCAGTAGCTGTATACAGTACTATGATGTTCAAACAAGCACGTGATGCCTATCAAAAAGAATTCGAAAAAGCAAATAAAGAAAAAAAGCTTCAAAAGTAAAAATGCCAAAGCTCTTAGTTGAAACGTGGGTCGATGTCTATTCGATGTTGACCGACGTTTTTTCTATGCCTTCAGATTTGGTTTTAAGCGATATCTGTTTAGATGACATTTTGCAAATGGCTTACAACAAGAGTGCTTATGAAGGATGGAAAAACTATGCAATAAACCAATCCCAGAAAAACTAAAGAAAGGAGGTAAAAAATGGCTAAAAAGAGAACAGAAGCAGAAGTAACTTTCATAGCTAACGACGACGGATTGAAATCTACGTTAAAAGAAATCAGTGCTGAATTAACTAAAAATAGAGCAGAATTAAAACTAGAACAAGCTCAATTACAACAGACTGGTTCTGAATCAGACAAGTTAGGAAGTAAATTATCTTCTTTAGAGAAGCAGTATGAATTACAAAGTCAAAAAGTTGAAGTAACTAGCCAACGTTTAGCCAATGCTAAAAAATATTATGGAGAAAATTCCACTGAAGTTCAGAAACTTGAAAGAGAACTGATTAATCAACAAACAGCACAACAAAGGTTATCTAATGATATCGATAAAACGAGTAAAGCATTGGCTCAATCTAAAGGTGAATTTAAAACCTATGAGTCAACTATGAAGGATTTAGATAATGAGCAACAACACCTAAAATCAAGTGCATCATTAGTAGAATCCGAATATAAAAAATGGCAAGCAACTGCTGGTAAGTCTGCTACCGAATCTGAAAAATTAGCAAAAGCACAAGAATATGTCGGCAAACAGAGTGATATTGCTGAACAAAAAATCGAAGTGCTAAAAAAACAATTAGATGCCACACAAAAAGAATTTGGAGAAACATCTACCGAAGCTTTAGAAATGAAAACTAAGCTTAATGATGCGGAAAGAGAATTCGAAGAATTAAGTAATGCTGCTAAAAACGTTGATACCTCCACAGTAGATGATATCGGCAAAAAACTTGATATGGGTAATTTAATGGAAGCTACTGATCACTTGTCAGTGATCGGAGATAAACTTATTGATGTAGGTAGTAAGTCTATTGAAGCAGCTGGAAAAGCACAAGCTATGCAGGCCCAATTTAAACAAGTCTTTGGCTCTTTAGAAGGGGAAGCACAGGACGCCGTTGAGGGAATGGCTGAAGAATTTGGAATGTTACCAAATACGATCAAGCCTGTTTTTACACAATATACGTCAATGTTTAAAGGACTTGGATATGATACCAAAGAAGCTATGGAGTTAGCTGGTGATAGTACTCAGTTAGCAGCAGATGCGGCAGCTTTTTACGATAAATCTATGGATGATGCTAGTGAATCTCTTAATTCATTCATAAAAGGGAACTACGAAGGTGGAGAACAAATAGGTCTATTTGCTAATGATACTCAAATGGCTGCTTATGCTGTTAAGCATAATTTGATACCAGCAACTGAAGGAGCAAAAAAAGCCAGTGAAGAGTCATTATTAGCTGTTGAAAAAGCACAATCTAAGTATGCTGATGCTATTAAGAAACATGGTGAAGGATCTTTAGAAGCAAGAGAGGCTGCTTTAAAACTTAAAGATGCACAAGATAAAATAAATGAAGAATTAGGTCCACAAACGCAAAAATGGTCTGATTTAGATGAGGCTACCAAGCAAGCAGTTCGAGTTCAATATGCTGAAGATATGCAAAAATTAGCCGGTGCTACAGGTCAGGCTAGTAGGGAGTCTGATGGTTTAGAAAACCAAATGACAAGAGCAAAGCAAGCGTTAGAAGATTTTTATGCCTCATTGGGTAAAGATATATTGCCTGTATTTATAAAAGGATTACAAGCAGGCGCGAAAGCTTTGCAAGGATTAGCCGAATGGTGGAGTAAACTTGATGGACCAATGAAAAATTTCATTTTAGCTCTTGGAGGAATTCTGGCATTACTAAGCACATTAGCTCCCGTTATAACCGCGGTTGTTACGATAGTTGGCACGTTTGGTTCTACAGTTTTGCTACCAATAATAGGAATTATAGCTGGCGTTGCAGCTGTAATAGCAATTGTAATCACAGCTTTTCAAAATTGGGGCGCAATTACTGACTGGTTTAGTGATTTATGGAAAAAATTCACCGATTGGTTGGGTAATACCTGGAAAAGCATAAAAGACGGAGCTTCATCAGTCTGGGATGGAGTTAAAGAAACCTGGTCTGGATTTGTAGATTGGGTTCAAGATATTTGGCACGGCGTTTCTGATTGGTTTGGAGAGTTATGGAGCGGATTAGTCGAAGGAGCTTCCGACATTTGGCAAGGAGTCCAAGAGACTTGGAGCGAGTTTGTTAGCGATGTAAAAGACTTATGGAAAGGATTAACTGAATGGTTTAATAACTTATGGGAGTCTTTAACCAAAGGTGCATCAAATATCTGGCAAGGGGTAAAAGAAACTTGGCAGAACTTTGTTGATTGGGCAGCAGATATTTGGGATGGCGTAAAGAAAGTTTGGTCAATCATATGGGCTGATATTGTGGGTATTGTGCAAATCCCATGGACATTCATCACATCAATTATTCAAGCGGCTATTAATGTTATTGTAGGCATTTTTGATGTAGCTAAACAGCTATTTTATGTAGCGTGGCAAGCTATTTGGATACCTATTTCTGAGTTCTTAAGTAATACATGGAATAGTATGACAAATTTCCTAATGAATACATGGAATAATATCATTACTACATTGCATAATGTATTTGATCCTATTGTGACATGGTTTTCCAGTGTATGGGAAAACATACAAAATACATTAATAATGGTGTGGAATAATATTCTTACTGTATTAACAAACACTTGGAATACTATTTCTCAAACGGCAATTGCAATCTGGCAACCTATTCAAGATTTTATTATTAATTTATCCCATGCTATTTTGGATGGGATTGTAAATATTTGGAATAGTGTTGTATCTTGGTTGACTGGTACATGGAATACAATAGCAAGTACAGCTAGTACCGTATGGAATAGTATCAAACTTATAGTTTATAATCTAGTCCAATCAACAAAAGACGGTATAATCAGCGTATGGACTGCTGTCACAAGCTGGTTAACTGATAAATGGAATGCTATCAAGAATAGTGCATCAAATATCTGGAATAGTGTGACTAGTAGTATAAGCAACGCTATAAATGCAGCCAAAAGCGTGATTCAAAGTGTTTGGAATAGTATATCTTCGTGGATTAGTGGAATTTGGAACGGTATCAAAAACACTGCTTTGAATCTTTGGAATGGAATTACAAGCACTATTAGCACTAAAGTAAACGATGGAAAAAATGCAATTTCAAGCGGTTGGTCCAATCTAACAGGTATTGTTTCCGACATATTCAATAATGTTAAAAGCACGATAGCTAATATATGGGAAGGTATCAAAAAGACTGTTAGCGCTCCGATTGATTGGATTAGAGATAAAATCAGTAGTGTCTTTGATAATTTGAATATTTCTATACCACATATTCCGTTACCGGAATTTATCATGGAAGGCAGCTTTAACCCGCTAAAAGGCCAAATTCCCCATTTGCGTGTAAAATGGCATGCTAAAGGAGGTATCTTTACTAAACCAACTTTACTAGGTGGAATGAACGGTGTCGGTGAAGCAGGGCCTGAAGCAGTTTTACCTTTGAAAAGATCTGTGTTGCAAGAAATTGGGGATCGTATCTTGAGTAGCACCTCAGTTTCATCTAGGGCACAAACGGTTCAACCTGTGAACAATTACGAATTCAATTTCACAATTGATGGTAACGCAAATGAGGTTACTATGAAGCAAACAACTCAACAAATCATTGATAGCATTACAAAAGTTCAAAATGATAATGCTTCGGCATGGCGTTAAACAGGAGAGTATTTCTCCTGTTTTTTTAGTATTAAAAAGGATGTGAAAAAATGACTGATTGTATACATTCTATAATCGATGGATTTCCTGATTATTTGCATAAATTGGCTTTAGCTGAAAGACCAACCATACCTTCTCCAAAAAGACAGAGAGTTGAAACTTCTGTTTTAGGTAGGTTAGGTGGCTTAGTACAAGATTACTCGTTTGAAGATATGTCGTTTACATTGCACTATAACTATTTAGAGGATGTGGAAGACCATCAAGCGTTCAAGCAATCGTTTTATATCATGCGTCATTGGTTAAACTATGCAAAGAAATTAGAATTCTCTGACGATCCCAACGTCTATTACGTTATCCAGACTATCGATATTGGGGATGCAGAAAACGATATTGTTGAATGGGGAGAGTTTGATGTAAATGTTACAGTGAAGCCATTTGCAAGGGTCCAAGAAGATGTGCCAATTACTATAAATAGCCATAAAGAATTCAGTTTGCTGAATAATAGTTTAGAAGAAAGTTTTCCAAAGATCATCATCACTCCTTCAGCTACTTCGTGCCAGTTCGTATTAAATGATTATGTGTTTGGTTTCGAAGGCTTAGTAGTAGGAACTGATGTAGTCATTGATAGTGATTTGATGCTTTGCTACGAAGAGCAATCGGACGGAGATATTTTAGATCGGTCCAACAAAATGAAGACCATGCAATATCCTACATTACAAGTGGATATTAATTATTTTAATTGCACTGGTTTAAGCAAAATACAGATTTATCGGAATGGGTTAAGGTAGGTGAAATAGATGATTGACAATTTAATAACTATTTACGATAAAAATGATGCAAAGAATTTAACTGAACATTTATATGATACGCAAGGTTTAGGCGCTTTATCAGACTGGTTAACAGCCACTGTTAGCAATAAATTAAACGGAGCCGAGATATTTCAGGGTACTTATCCAATAAGTGGAACTAATGCAGATTTGATTATAGAGGGACGTATTATTCAGTGCTATGTAGATGAAAATCGAGCAAAACAACGTCTACGGATTTATTATGCAAAGACTTCTGTAATAGGAAATACGATAGAAGTAAAAGCTGAACCTATTTTCAACGATATAAGAAAATCGGTTTTGAATAAATATGACAGCGGAACAGGTAAAATCACTGCTAGTCAAGCATGGCAAAACGCAAAAGTTTTAGCTAAACCAGTTATTCCTTCACAATTTTCTTTCATATCATTAGTAGATACACTTGCAAATGTGAAGATAGAAAAGGCGAATTTTTTAGAATTCTTTGGCGGAAAAGAAGGATCTATTCTGGACAGATTTCATGGAGAATTTCTAAAAGATAATAACACATTACGTCATGAAAAAAGGCTTGGTACTGACCATAGAATCAAAGCAATTTATACTAAAAATTTAACTGGTCTTGACTTAGAGATAGATGCTCAAAGCGTTTTAGTTGGAGTTTATCCATTCATCAGCAGTTCTTCAGAAGGAGAAGTCGAGATCACTCTGCCAGAAGAAGTCATTTTCACTGATTACGCGGAGGATTATCCTGCTGGATATGTTTCTTTTGTTGATTTCAAAGACAAAGCGACTGATGTGGCTACATTAAGGGAAGCTGCTAAAGAATGGTTGAAAACGAACATAGACAAACAAAAACCACAAGTAAGTGGTTCGATTGAATTAGTACCATTGAGGCATCAAAGAGGCTATGAAAAATTTGTTGATTTAGAAAAAGTTTCAATGGGTGATGGAGTAGATGTGTATCATCCACAGTTAAAAGTGAATATGTCAGCAAGAATCGTGGAATATACGTTTAACGTTTTAACAAATTCATACGATAAGCTAGTTGTAGGAAACGTCAAAACAAACTTCTTAGAAAATACAGAAAATAATGTAAGCAATTTGATTAATGATGCCATTGATCAATTGAAAAATGGTAGCGAAATCAGCGATTTAATTAATGATATCGTCGATCATCAAACGGATTTAATTACTGGAAACTCTTATGGCTATGTATTATTAGACCCTAAAAATGGTCCATCACGGATTTTAGTTATGGATACTCCTGACAAAAATACGGCAAAAAACGTGTTACAGATTAACCAGAAAGGAATAGGTTTCTCACAAACTGGCATTGACGGAAAATATACCACAGCATGGACACTTGACGGTGGCTTTAACGCTTCATTTATCACAGCTGGGGAAATAGTAGGGATAACCATTAAAGGGTCTACATTGATTAGTCAAGGGAAAAATTTTGATATATCTATTGCTGATGGTTCAATGTTATGGCACTCTAACAAATTAAATAAAGATGTGATTGAAGTGCATGCGCAAGAAACCACTCAATCTGATGTTGGGGAGTTATTCTATCAAATAAAACCTGGTGGCGGTTTTCGTATTGTGGACACAAAAGGTAATTTGGTATTGAGTACTTATGATAATGGTACAAATGCAGGGGCATGGCTTAGTTTTTCTACGAAAGAATATCATTGGTTTGGTACTCGCAGACAAGGTGGCGATGCGATTTTAGAACATATGTCACATACACCTTTCAGTTGGATTTGCTCTGTAAACTCATTCACTATGGAGTTTGATAATACAGGTGGTCTTGATGTAGGTGGACACACGCAGTTAAACAACACTCAAGCATTATTCCGCAAAAACGTTAGGGTTGATAAAGATCTCAGAGTTTATGGTAAAAAAAACTCTACGGTAAATACTGAAACATATGGACAGCGATTATTAAACGCATATGAAACGCCTGAGTATTATTTTGCTGACTATGGTGAAGCTATAACTGGAGAAGATTGCAAAGTACGAGTTGACATAGACCCTATATTTGCCGAAACTGTAAATTTAGCAAGGTACATGACTCATGTAACACCAACTAAATTAGTCTTATGTGCTGTTACCCGTGAAGAGAAAGAACATTTTATTATTGAGACTAGCGAGCCAAACGTTTTAGTTAGATGGAATGTCATAGCACATAGACTAGGTTATGAAGACATTAGACTTACAGAAGATATAGATCATGATGTAACTTATGCTGATCAAGTACATTTTGATTTATAAATGGTAAGCCTTTAAAAATTTCATGATGTTTACCAAGGAGGTATATAAATGGCTAGCAGTTTATATAATTTGGCTTTAGATTTCAGCAAAGAATTAAACTACACCAAAGCTATTATGGCTCGTCAGGGTGATAAAGGGATTACGGTGACGGTTAAACCATATTTAAATGGCTTGCAGATGGATACGAGTGGCGGAACATTTACTTTAAAAGGAACAACACCATCTAACCGTTACGTAGATAGTGTTGCAACTAGCGTAACTAGTGAAGAAGTCACGTTTTCTCTTGATGGCACATTTATGAGTGAAGCAGGATATTATAAACACTGCTACGTAGAATATAGAAAAGACAATCAAATTTTAACAACGCAAGATATCATTTTTTTCTCACTAGGAGTGTCTGACATTTCGCAAGGCCAAGCCGATGAATATGTTTCCCAATTGGAGGCACTCATAAAAAAATACAATGAAACATTTGAAGATTTTATGGTTGAGATCGTAAACCAATCGAGTCAAATCCAAAATGATTTAAATACAATGTCTAGAAAAGCAAAAGAACTAAAAACACAGATGGACGGTCTACAAGAACAGATTGCAGCATTAGATTTAGATGCTTGGAAAGATGAAGTATTGAAGACAAGCAAAGGTTACACAGACTCAAAATACGAAGAAGCTAGTCAAACATTCGTAGCGCAAGAAAGTCTTGAAGCGGGTCCTTTGCTTTTCAAAAATACGCAGATAACTACTCAAGATTGGAATGATATAACTGAAAGCGGCATTTATTATTGCGCAGCTGCATCGGGCCCAAATATGCCTTATACAGGCAACCTGTATGGAATTTTAACTGTTTATAATGATGCTGCAGTAATTATCCAAAAATATGAATTCAATACTTCTGTTTACATGCGAACATTTGCCGGAAATCCTCCGACATGGGGTAAATGGAAAAAAATAGCTCTTGCGAGTGAAATAGTTAATCTTACTAGTGATCAAGATATTGGCGGAAATAAAAATTTCTCAGGTGACGTTACTGTAAAAGGTAAAAGTGTACTAACTGTCGATGATAATAAGTATGAAATCATTAATTTGTCAGTTAGCAATGGCAATACAGGAACTTCCAGGCTCTATCGAGAAGGGAAAACAGTCACTATTTATTTTGTTGCATTGAATGGGAAAAGCAGTGGGGGAAATAACTCAATTATTTTAACTATTCCAGAAGGTTATCGACCTCCAATTAGCTTTGAACAATTAATCAGTTCAACTGACCGGTCTACTCTGAATAGTGCACAAATCGAAATAGGGGCTGATGGTGGAATTAGGTGGAGAAGAAATGCTGCATATGGGTCTGACTTCACATTTGCAGTTACTTATATCATGTAATAAGGGTACTCAAACGAGTGCGCTTTTTAATACAAGAAAAGTTGGTGAACTATGGAAAAATTATTGGAGTCGTTGCTTTCAAATCCCGAGCAAATCAGTTTCGCTGTTTTGTTCGTAGCTTTGTTTATTTGGGTAATGCAACAGAACAATGCAAGAGAAAAAAGATATCAAAGCACGATTGACAAGTTAACGAATGCTTTAGGAGATGTGGAAGATATCAAAAGTACTGTGGAAAAAATCCACGAAAAAATAAAATAAAAGGAGGTGATTTAATGGAAAAAGCAATTAATGAAATTTTAGGAACAGGTATCATTATTAGTCCGATAGTTATTATATTGGTTGAAGTAATGAAGAAGCCAAATCTTATCCCCTCAAAATGGCTGGCACCATCAGCATGTTTTGTGGGGATTTTGTTTGCAGTCGTTTTGTCTTTGACCTATCCAGATTTAGGGTCTTGGCAGCAACTTGCTATGTCTGGAATTGTTGCGGGGGCGATTGCAAGTGGTATCTATACGCAAACTAAATTAAAAAAATAGGAGGGACCAAATGAAAAAGAAAATAGTATTGTCATTGAGCCTATTAATGGCTCTTTTTTTATTGCCAATTAATGGGTTTGCCTATACGATTAACAATGAATTTAATTTGGGCCCAAACGAAGGTAGCTCACAAGTAGCAAATAATCAGTACATTTTACTGCATGAAACAGCTAACGAAACAGCAACAGGACGCAATGAAGCACAGTATATGCAACGTTCATGGACTAGTGCTTACACTGCTTACATTGTGGGAGACGGTGGAATTGTTTATCAAGTCGGACAACCTGGCTATGTACAGTATGGTGCTGGTTCATATGCTAATGCCAATAGTCCAGTGCAGATTGAGTTACAACACACACATGATAAAGCAACTTTTGAAAAAAACTATAAAGCATATGTTGAATTGGCAAGAGATTCAGCAATGAAATATGGCATTCCATTAACATTAGACACTCCTTATAACCAACCAGGAATCAAATCACATTTATGGGTAACACAAAATATTTGGGGTGATCATACGGATCCTTACGGTTATCTTTCTGAAATGGGCGTAAGTAAAGAAAAATTAGCATATGATTTAGCTCATGGATTTACCGATGAAAATCCAACTACTTCAGATGATAAACCAGTCATTGATACAACAAGAGCAGGCGCTGCAAATCCTACGCTGACAGATGGAACAAATTACGCCCACATTGATCAGTTCGGAGAAATCGAAAACGCAAACTTGCATGTGGCTGGATGGCACATTGCTAACTATAAATACGAGTATATCTTCATTATGGATTACAATACTGGGAAAGAATTAGCTAGAGTAAAAGCTGATGGAATTTATAGGCCAGATGTAAATCAAGCGTATGGGACATCTGGAAATGTTGGCTATCACGTATCTTTTAACATGCGTAATTTTCCTAATAAGAAAGTCTATGTAATGATGCGTGCAACGAATGATCCAGAAGGGAACACTAAAGGCGGAGCACAAGATTTTCATGACAAGCGTTGGTATTTAAATATTCCACAACGATAAAAAATCCCCCCCCCTTTGAGGGGTGGTACATAAAAATTTATTATTTAGATTCTATAAACATGTGCAACTTATCTAACAACAAAGTATATATTCTACAGAAGTAAACAAATAGCTTATATTTTAGG